TAAATCGGTCACTGCTCTGTTGGAGCGTCAGTTGCTTTTTAATTTGTGAGTATGTGGGATAACTTGATTTGGTGGAATATTAACAACAATATCTTCACAGGTAACAGCACTAGGAGTATTAGGTTTAAAAGTAACACCTAATTTCGCCTGTTTTGCACACATCTCCAAACGATAGAGGCTGATTTCCATTTTAGTTTTCTTAATTAGTAATTTTTGAGCTTCTATATTTACCTCTGTTGCTTCATGGCAAAGAGCAGGTGACTTGCCTAATGGAATATTAAACTGCATACTGATTCCATAATTGAGATTATAATTATCCTTTTCAAATCTAGGAGTCTCTTGAACATATTTTATCTCTCCAGTGTTTTCGTCATATATATTTTGCCTAGTGACTTCTTCTATTGGTCTGTTAAATGACCAAGCATCTGTTACATAAGGAGTAATAGTAAGACTTGGCGAAGCACAGACAATACCCTGACTCATGCGAAAAGATGGCATGGCTGACGGTGTAATCATAGTAGCGTTGTTGTTTACAACACCTTGAGCATTAGAGCTAGGACTAGCAACTGTTGTATTGGCAAAAACTTTTGTAGGACAAAGAAGTAAAACTACTGCCCAAATGTAGTTGTGGTTTCTGTTGTGGTTGTTGTGTTTATTGTTCTTGTTATTGTGGTTACTGTATCTAACCCTGGTGTTATTAAAGTTTCTTGTAGAGAAAAGGCTGAACCAGGAGTCACTATTTTCCATCTTGGGACGGCTTCGAGATTTGGTGAAGTCCAACTAAAACTTACTCCTCCAACTGTTTGTTCTGTAAGGTTTGTAGCTGTAGGGTTGATATATCCATTAAGATCGGAACTTTCAATATTATGTCCTGATGCAGAATATGAGTATCCTGTGCGGTATTGATGGCTTGTAATAGTTTCATTGATTATTGATTCTGAGGTGCTTGAAGTTTGAGAACTTCCAGATCGGAATTGAGGCACTACAGGAACTGCTAATGTCCTATATGGTAATGCTAATAAAACTAAGAGCCAAAGTCTAGTCAATCGTAATACGGACAGTAGTAGATCCAATGCAACTTGTTCCGCTACCCCCTGCTGTGCAAGTATGTATTCCAGATGAGACAGATGTTAGTGCTAAGTTTCCTGCTGTACCACCTGATATAACAGTAGTCTGACCACCAAGAACGGGTAGAGTAGCAATACCGCTTGATGGAGTGATTGCAGTTTGTGTTCCATCTCCAGCCTGATAACTTTCGCTGAGAGAAAAGGCAGATCCAGCCGTTGTTACTGTCTTATTTGTATGAATTGCGTTGGGTAAACCATTATTATCAAAACTACCAAGATTTAATCCACCGATTCCATTAGTAACGACATTATCTCCTGTTCCTGTTGAAGTTGTTATATTGTTTCCGCTTATGCTGTAACTTGATGGTGCAGCATTTGTAATTACATAAGGTGAGTCAATAGAAATTTGTGCAGAGGTTACAAATTCCTGTTTGATATTAGCGTAAGCAGGTGTTGTTGCTAACAATAATAACGAAAGTAGTTTTTTCATTGTTTTGATTTTTTGGGATCAACTATTTCTGCACCAATGATTTTTATTGGTGTTTCAATTCTAACTGTTTGATAACCACCTGACTGTGATGCTAGTAACGCTTCTACTTCTTTTTTATTAAGTGGTTTTTCTTCTGGTTTATATGTACCGTCACCTCTTTTTTTAGCACCTTCCAAACCAAAACTAGCTAACGCACCAGTTAAAAGCGAAGCAGGAAATGTAATATCTTTTGGTTCGTTACTGTATCCTGGGATTGAAATGTAGTTTAGAGAAACTATAAATCCACTCCAAGCAACAACAACAAGCCTTACTACAACTGAGATGAAAGCTAATTGTTCTTCTTTGTCAGTAATGTTCTCTTTTAATTTTTGAAGAGGACTTTTTTTGACTTCTTCTGCCATAACTAGGATTTATTAGTCATACTAGGCATAATTATACTTTAAGGCAATGTCTGAGATCTATCCTGTGTTAATCGGAGTAGCAGCAACGGCTTTTGTAATGGTTTTATCTAATATCAGTAGTCGAAGAGATAGAGATATTATCGAATTGTTCCGAAGAGTAAATCAACTTGAGAAAGAGGTAAGTAGGTTAGAAGGCCAGAATCGTTAATCTTTGGTATGTTTGGTAAAGAACATAAAACACTATGTCAAAATTTCTAATCAATTTATTTATCAAATTTGGTAAATCTGAATCTCTGCGTAAGGCTGCTCTTAGTCTTTTAAAAGACCTTGCTGCTAAGTCAGACAATGATGTTGATGATGCAATCGTCAAGATGATTGAAGAAAAATTGTTTCCAGTAAAATGAAAATTACTAAATTTCTAAACATTGATATAGAACCAGCACCATTAGAAATGAAACTAGATGTTGAAATGCGTTGTAGAGAAATAATGGCAAGTAATGAGATAAATGATATAAAAAAATATTGTACACATCTTGTCAGGCATAAATTAGAACAAGATGTATTTTTAGCTTCTATGTTAAATAGATTGATTGAACTAGAAGCTGCTGCTGTAGTAAAAGAAGTTAGAAAGCAAAAGAAAACTAATCCGATAAAGAAATTTTTTCATATTCCCTGATCTCTTCATCAGTGAAGTCTCTAATAAATAACTTATCTATCTTGTCAATTTCATAATTATATTTAAGAATAGCTGTTTTTATATGTTTACTAACCCAGTTAGCGTCGTTAGAAACAACTTGAGCTTTACCTTTTTCATTAATAAAAACATAATGATCTTGTCCTTTAAGTTGGACATCTAATAAATTCTTTTCTAAATTTTTACGTCTTATATTTTTTAGTTTGCGTAATTTTTCTACTGATTTTCTTACTGGTTTCATTTTTGATAGTCTAAAGGAGGAGATGTAAGCCAGTAGCGTACACCATTAATAATTTTAAAATGGATATTTAATAAAGGATCTTTTACTAAATATTGTTTAGCTTTTTGCATAGTAAAAAAGTGAGGACTTACATTGACAAATCTTACAAAACCAAATGCCTCGTAATTAGAAAGGTAACTCGTCAGTAGTAGGTGCGTTTTCTATCTTCTGTGGATTAATATTACCCCAAGTGCCGTATTTGCCTTCCATGACTTTAGAGTAGATTTGTATACATTGAGTTTTAACTGTGTCTTTTTTGCTGAAGTCGTAGACATCTCCATCTTTTGCTTTTGTGTTAACTAGATTTTGTAAATGATCTATTAAATGAGTGACGGAGTCAACAGGAATTGTGAGACTCAAAACTTGTCCGCCTTCTACAAAGCGATCATCGCCAATAGTCCATTTGATTGGGAGAGGTAATGCTGGATTAAAGTCAGCCATAGTTAATTAAAAAATTTGGTTAATAAAGTGTTAAAGAATGAATTAAAAGAAATCTTGTTTTCTTTACAATGATTCTTTATTTTAACAGCAAGGTTGTCATTGGTTCTGACACTAAAAATGTTTTTGTTCCAATCTTTTTTGCGTTGCTGCTTGCGGAGAAGAAGCTCTTTTATAATTTCTTCTCTCGCATTAGTGGAAGTTTCATCTGGTGTCATAAGCTCTCGTCTATCTTTGATATTTCAAGAGCAAGAAACTCTCCATGTTCAGCAGTAGTAATATGTCTGGTAATTTTTGTATCTTTAATACTGAACTTCTTTCTGAAAGATTCGACTAAGTCTTTCATCTTAAGTGGATTACTTTGATGAAGTGCCTGTAATTTTTCAAGAATAGTTGCCTTTGCTTCCTTAGTAATGGGATCAGGTAGTTTCTCTAAAACAGAAGTAGGCTCTAGTTTTTGATTAGGTTTTGTAGGAGTTTTTGCTACACCTGTTTTTGGTGGTGGTGTTTTCATTAATGAATTACCATCATCATCATCATTAGCTAGTCCATAGACAGAAAGCAATCCATATCTACGAGCATAAGTTTGTGCTGAACCTGCCTCTTGATGTGCATTTTTTACGTTACCTGGAATTTTAGGAACAGGAAATCTGCTGACTATGGGTTCATCTCCAGAAACGTGCATTAATTTCGTGATGACTATTGTAACGATCTCCCCTTCGGGAGTAATAACAAAGTCATTCAACTGCGTATGACAAAGACCAAACTCTGTAGCTGGTTGAACAGCAAGTAAAGCTTGAGCCAATGTAGTGTATTTGCTTTTAAAAAATGGATTATCACCATCTAAACCAGCAGCATGATGCTTTTGCTGGAAAGCGTTTAGTGCTTCAACTAAGGTCGAAGGCTGTTTTGCGGCCATGAGTAATTGTTTACTTGATATGTATATTACATGAATACCATGTTTACTGCAAGGCAGCTTGTAATAATGTATTAAATTGTTCTGGGGTCAACACCATTCGCCATTGTCCTCCTCTAAATCTGACCATACTGGCAACAAAGTCTACACCTGCATTTTCTCTCTGTACTTCAACTTCTCTAGGTTTAACAAGACAGGCTTTATTTTTATCTTTCCAATCTGCTACCTGTATTACGCAGTTTGGTACACCATGAATATCTCCTACATCTCCAGGAATCCCTGCTGATAGATTACGTTGACATTCAAAACCAGTAACTTCTGTTAGAAGTTCTGCTGCTTCCCTTTCAGCTTTATCTCCTTTACGTTTTTGTGGGTTACTCATTTACAAGATCATTAGGTTCTACTTCTTTTTGCAGAAGGTCAACAAGATAAGCTGTTTGTTCATGTAACTCATCTATCT